ACAACAAGCCAAACAATACCTAATTTATTTTAGTTTTGTCATGCTGTTTGTCATGTTTAACTTCTTCAATATTGTCCGTACTCGATAATGTGCGGGCGTGGTCATTGGCTTTGTGTTCCGAATAGCCATCATCCCATACAATTTTTATTTGTGGTTCTCCGATATTCTCCTGGACAATCTTGTCATTAAATACACTGACCAGCTTTGAAGCCATCCACCTGGCATGATGTAACTTTTCCCTGGCCCATTGGACCTGTTGCGGTTCAATATCTGACTCCAAAAGATCTTGCATTTTATCAAGCCAGGTCATAGCGCCAACCCGTCTATTTTCTAATATTAATTTTTTTAAATCCGGATCTTCATTCATCCAGGCGTAAACAGTGCTAACATTTGGCATATCTTTGGGCCTACAAATACTAGTCAATGAATGGCCCAGCTGTAGCTTTTCTTGTATTTTTTTTAATATATTCTGCGATTTCTTCATATGATTTATTTTTAAATTGTTTTAGTTTTTTTAAAGATATTATTTTACCTATAAAAGATCTTGGCCCTGTACTTTTACCACCATGCAGCCGGCATATGTAACTTCCTTTTTTTGTTAATATTCCTTTAGCTTGGCATTGTTGCCCGTCATACTTTCGTCTTGCCTGGCATTGTATCTTTTTTTTTGGTCGTCCTACCATTTTTTTATTAATTAATATTTGATTGTATAATACATTAGTATATATAATATATTATATTATACAGGAGGTATTATATGAATATAACAATTGTAGATTTATACGGCAAAACAATGAAAGGCTTAGGCAAATCATTAAGAGGCCGTAGAATTTTTATCAATGGTAAAAAACTTCCAAAAAATGCGGGTAGTTGTTACCCTCATCATTGGTCCGAGTCTTTTACCGTTAGCGTTGCAATAAATCATTTTAAGAAAGGAGCTTATTTAAAATGAAATATATTTATAACAAAGACAGCTTTGAAAATGCTGTAGAAGTTGACGACTATCCCTGGGGTTTTAGATTGAAAACTAAACGCCGCTATTGGATAGAAACAGTTAAAAATAGAGGAGATCGTTTTTGCTATGCTACTCTTAACCCTAAAACTAATCAATGGTGTAAACCGAAAAAAAGCACATATTCAACTATTGCTGTTTTAGGATTTAACAAAGATAATCATGTTGTAACTGATGGCTTAGGGATTTGGGAAACTAACAAAGACATAGCTGAATTTAAAAACAGGATTGATTATGACCAATTAAAAGAACTTCAAAAAAAGAAGTTATGTGAAAGGTCATCAATTAATCATGTTATGAAATCAGTTAAATTTGAAATCAAATCAACTGGAACTTATAATCTAAGTGATCCAAAAGATTTACAACGATTAAAAGAAGATAACAAAGATAGAGAACAGAAAAAATTAGAGGAAAAAAAGACTCTTAAAAAGATTAATTCTGCAATCAATTATACTTATCAATCTTGCTTAATCAAAAACAATCTCAAATAATGCTTAAATTTATTTTTATAGCATCAATTCTCCAATTAGCGGTATTTTTACCGCTAGTTTACTTAATCCATAACTATTAGGAGCTTAAAAAATGACTAACTTTGAAAATAGTACAGTTTTTACTTCAAATGATGGTAAAAACATAACATTAAAATGCAAGGAAACAGACAAACAAATTCGTTTAGATGTTTACGCAGTTTTGCTTTTTATAAAAAATAAAAGTATAAATATTAATTATACTGAAGTATTAAACAGGCCAAAAAAATGGGGTTATCATCGTTTATCATTTGATGAAACAACCAGATTTTTAAGAAAATAAATTACTTACGATAACTAAAACCCTCTAATTAATATTAGGGGGTTTATTTTTTTCCTACTATCATATATTAGTATATTATGACATCCAGGCAATTAAAATTATTTTTAACTAAACATAAGATGACCCAGGGCGACTTATCTAAATTGTTATGGGATACAGCGACAACAAACGATAGAAATATAATATCAAGATGGATTAATGGCCCTACTAAACCGCCTAGATATTTACATAAATTTTTACTAATTTGTGAGAAACATAACGAACTAAAAAAATCCGACTAAAATCAAAATTATATCATTTTCTTAGCACAATTTTGTCAATCATGTCATTAATTTTTTTGTGGTTTTGGTGTAGCTCTAACCACAAACGAATAAACATTATTTCTTCTTCATAAATCAGTTTAATTTTTCTTCTATCTTTACCGACAAAACGGCCTATTTGTGCATAAGGAAATTTTTTAGCACGCAGCCATATAATTTTTTTTGTTTCAATTTCATCTACTATTTTACTTAGTATTATACTAGCAATCCACCACCGACTAATATCAACACTACTAGGCCGGATTATATAATCAATATTGTTGTAAGAATAACGATACATTTTTTCCTGTTTTGTTTCTTGCCAGGGCATAGTTAATCGTTGTTTTTTAAAAGGAGCTGGTAGTCTTTTATCTGTTACAGCTGCTTCTTCAAATAATTTTACAATGTCATCTGTTGTTATTCTAGGCATCCAAGGTGTTTAGCAAATTCATCAGCTCTAACTTTATCATCCCAGTTCGTACTTTTTTTTAATAATAGATATGCTTCTGACTTGGATATACTATTTGTTTTTACATAGATCCTATGGGCAACATTTTCTGGATCATTATATGATTTTTTTTGTCCATTTTTATACAGCTTCACATTAGCATTTGTATTTATAGCAATATTATTAACAAACTTTTTTACCCTGGATTTATTAATGGATTTATTAATGGATTGGTCGGCCACTTCTGACCCCCTTTTTTGGACACTATTGGCCTGTGTTACGGACAACTTTGTCAACTTTTCATAATTAATTTTATAATCTGTAGCTATACCAGGACTACCTTTTTTAATTTTATAAATAAATTTATGTTCAATTAGTTCATTAACACCTCTACGAACAGACCGAACACTCATGTTTATATCCAGGGCCAATCTTTTATGGCTAGGAAACAAGGCTTTAGTTTTACTATTCTCACGATTCAACAATGCATACATAACACACCTAGTAGATGGCTGTAGTTTTTGATTAAACATAGCCAGGCCAAGCAAGTTCCATTTATCAACTAGCATTGAATAATATTTTTTGTATTTTTGTTATCTGCAATGATGGAGTCTTTTTTAAAAGATTACCAATAACACTATTATGGTTTCTTCCTATTGCCTTGGCTATTTTTGTTTTATTTTGTGTAATGTATTTGTAAGCTAAATAGCAAAAATCTATTCTAGCCATAACGTATTGCTGAGTTCTAATTTTACCTGTAAGATCTTCAATAGATATATTGTGAGCAAGACAAACACAGGTCTGTATTTTTTTTAATGTAATGATTGTAAATTTTGATTTAGGACCTGGATTTATAGTATTAATTAAATATTTTAATTTAATTATTTCATCATCAGTAAAGTTTATTTCACGCATCTATTGATCCAGGTTAATAAATTAGGGTTGTCTTTTAAAATGCTTGTGAAAGAATGACTAAAACCATTGACGACAACTTCTTCAGTAGCTTCTTTCATCAAATGTTGATTATAAATAACATGACTTATTTCGTGCATTAAAACCAATACGCTGTAAGAATTAGATCTTTCAGCAATTTCTTTGTCTAATAATATTATTTGTTTTGTTTCATCATAGCTGCCCTCATCATTAGCTATGGTAACTAATCCATCATAAAGGCGGACAAAAATGTCCGTTGACCCTACTTTTATCTTAGTTGGGATAGAAATCGTTGGGCGTAACTTGACCATTAGTAGCTTCCATAATTTTTTTCATGTTATTTTTACTTGGTATAGATATACCTTTTAACCAAGTATGAACTAATCTAGCTGGGTTTGTAGTGTCATCAACACCTAGCTTTACCGCCAAATTATGTAGTGTTTTAATATTATTTTCTTTTGACCAATCATTTAGAGTCATATGCTAAGTCAATTAGCATTATTGGGTAATTTGCACAATATAAAAAATAATGTTTGCTATTTTATACAATAGGATTTAAAGCTAAATGTATTATGGTCAATCCTATGAAAAAATTAGTGGATGCACTCAATGAACAGGGTCTTACTCAGCTATGGTTAGCAGAAAAGATTGGTACACATGAAACACATCTCAATAAAATTTTGAAAGGAAAGGCATCCATGACAAAAAGAATGGCAGCAAGAATAGCTAGTCTTAGTGAAATTGATATTACAGAGGAAGATCTGATGTATCCTAAACTATCTCTTAATGTTATTGGCCAATACTTTACTGATTATCCTGTTAAAATATATCAAATCGAAAGACCACAAGTAAATTTATCAATACCAATTTTGCCAACATGGTTTGGTGTTTTCGATAGAGGAAATAAAAATAAAACTAGTGTTTTTCATTCAAGGCCCAATAAGTCCATGTTAGAAATATACGACAGTCAATTCCAAAGAGATGAAGCTATAGACGAAAGAGCAATAGGTAATTTTGCATTAATTTGTACTGAAAAAGATGAGTTAATTAGTTGTAAATTAGGCACATTTGATAAATCATGTGGACAATATCAATTTTGGAGTCATTATTCGTCAAATACTAGGTATGCCAAGATAAAATGGTGTTCAATATTACTTAGTACCATTAATATGAAAGCTTTATCAGAGGAATTTGATTGGGATATAGATTAATATTGGTTTTTTTACACAAGCTTATTGACGACAATTAGGATTTAATGCTAATAGCTATCTATGGATAGCGTTATTCCAGAATATTATTTAAATTTTGGCTTAGATCATAGCTCACCATCACAATTTACAAAACCAATAGATTGGTTTGTGTGGAATTATGCTTTAAATGATGCAAAATATCGTAGAAAAAGACCACCAGCACCTAATATGGAGGGTGGTAATGCTGTTCAAGGTGATAAAAATAGAACATTTATACATCCTACTACAGAAAAAGAAGTAACAATACCAGCGCATGGCCTTGGTGCGTATTTGTTTGAAAAACAGACTGTAGAACAAGCTATAATGACAGCTGAGGAATATTGCGAAGAAAAACAAATAATCTTTTCTGGTGATGATTTTGAGCATTTTGGAGAAGTAAAAAAACGTACACCAAAAGCAATTAGACGAGCTGTTAATTGTATTAAAGAGTTTGGCGTAGAAAAACAAAAAGATCTTACATCAGAAGAACAAGTTGAATGGCAATATCCAGGAATAGATATTACATCAATTGGATTTACAGACATACAATCGTCATCCCATGTTTACGAATTCAAAACAATTTGGTTTAGAAAAAAAGGCAGAAGTAAAAAAACAAATGAACTTCAATATGCTTCTAATTCTTTACCAAAAAAACCATCATATGATCATCTTTTACAAACATCCTTTTATGCAAAAGCAACAGGAAAAGAACCAGTAATTATTTATGTTACTGGCAATCCTATTAAAGATGGTGAGGGTTATATTATTTTTACAAAAGAAAATTGTGATGACCTTACAAAAGATGGCCTTGAAAAATATATAGAAGATGTAAGACAAACACAGCAAGTTAGACAAAACTTATTTAAAATTTGTAAGTCAAAAAAAGATCTAACAAAATTAGTGCAGCTTAATTTTAATAACAGTTTTTATTGGAACAATTTTACAACACAAGAAAAAGAGGAGATACAAAAAATATGGGTATAAATTTTATTGGATATGGAAAAGTTATTTGTACAAAGGAAGAATGGCAGCTTATGGATAGAGAAGAAAAAACAAAAAAAGAATGTAAACAAAGACAAAGTAAGCCGCCAAAATACACAAAACTACAAAGAGATATAATTACTAAAGTTTCCCTGGAGTTACAAAAATAATGGCTAAATCACCAGATTCACAGACATTAAATTTACTAAATAAATATAATTTTAATGTACCAAAAGAAAAAACAGTATGGAACTGTCAGGGTACATGGGTTTTTAAGTTTCAATATATTGAGGAGATAGGCAGACAAGCAAAAGTATATATTGAATCACTTGAACCTGTTGAACTTAATACAGAAAAAAGAATTGCAGTAATCAAATGTGTTGCACAAACAGATT